AGGGCCACAGTGAGACTGAAACATAATAAGCCGTTTTCGATCTTCAATCGATAGTGATTGAGACCCGTATTCTTGAATCCCTGTAAAATTATCCAAATGACTTTCATGAAAGGGTAAATAATACCCATGATGAACATGAGGCATTTTTTTAAGTATTTGGTCAATATTAGCTAAAAACATCAAAGTCAGTATTAACAACAGTTTGTGATAGAACTGTATTTGCAGATAAATTAGACTTTGTCAAACGTTTATGTTCTCCACCCCCAAGCATTAGATAACCAAAAGCATCACCAATGTGTGAATGTTCGTTTTTATTAGGCTGATCTCTAAATCGTTCTTGACCCGCACCGACACTGACTCGTTTAAAATGGTAGCCACCAGCCAAAGATTTACGCAACATCTTGCATGACTTATTAATAATTAATCCGGGTTTACCATTAATTAATCGTTGCATTGGAGCTGCAGCACCTTCACGTCTGACTTTAAAGTTATTAGATGCCGTAGGTTGCGCACGTAATCCAAGCGTTCTTAAATAATCAAATGCAGTGACTTCATAGATAGCATCTCTTTGCATACCCGCTGGATCACCCCATATTAACACTTGAGCTTTAGGATACCTTGCATTTAGTTCAGCCAATAATTGTTGACCAAATCGTTCTAGTCCCATATCCTCAGTTACTATTTCATGTAACACAACCCATCGACCATTATTTAATCGTTGCCCAATCGCAGCTGCTGGGGTCAAACCAAAGTCAAGGCCCACATGTATAGGTAAAGATGGATCATATTCAACTTCCTCACTCATCATTTGATCATTGTATTCGGGCCATACAGGCTTACCTTCTTGAACATAAGTATATTTACCTTCTGCGTAACAACGTATCCAATCTAAATTCTTACCTCCTAGCATTTGCATGTAGTAACCACTTGGGAGATTTTTAACATTTTCTGCTTTAGGATTAATCTTCCACCAACGACCCCCAGCAAAAATATGATCATTAGCTTCAGGGTTATCAGGTAAATCTTCGTTTTCAACTTCAACTACCCCTCCAGGTTGTTTAAAAAAGTCCCAACCGTATTTACCTGTAAGCTTTTCTTTTTCACATAAGCGATACCACCAATGATCATCATCCATTGGGTTTGTATCCATCCATACACCATGCCATGTTGGGCCACCATCTTTTTGAGTCGGATAGCGACCCACACGGTGAGTGAGTCCGTCAATCACTGCTTTAGGTAGTTCACGAGCTTCATTGACCCATGCTCCGGTCAATTCTAAGGAGAGAAGTTTACGGACATCTTTAGGTTGGTCCAATGCTAAGAAAATCACTTCACAGTCAATGCCCGCAGCATCGCCACGGGAAGGGAGGCGAATGTGATGAGTGATTGGAGGTGTATATAACATCGGACCAAAAGTATTTTCAGGAAACAATTCTTGCCAAGTTTTTATCGTTGTTGTCTTGAGTTCTGGGTAAGAGTTACGTACAATAACAAAACGAGTGTAACGTATACCATCGACAGGGGACGGCTTTTGCCTAACGGCACGTAACATAATTTCTGCAGCGCAAGCGTACGATTTACCTGACCCCACTGGACCCATGAGTCCACGTACAAATTTATTACTTTGTAAAAATCCATACACCGCAGGACTTGTACTAAAGTCTAAATCAATTCCGGGGCCTGCTAAAGTTTTTTGACTACGATCTTTTTTATTACTCATTCTTCATCATCGATGTCTTTGAACTTCATTGTTGCTAATCGTTTAAGTTCTTGATTCTCTTTCCATAACGTATCAATAATTTCCATGACTCTAGTATTATTGAGATGCGCCATAGCAAACTCTTCACGCAACTGTTCAATCATTGCTTTAAGTTCCATCACGTTCCCTCACTTTCTTGCGAAGTCGTTGTAAGTAATAATCTGCTTTATCTAAATCTTCTACCCCATTCTTCAAAGCAAATCGCCATACATATTTAATTACATTTGCTACACAAACTGCAATTATCCCCACTAGACCCATGGTTGCCGACTCAATAGCATCAATACATTCTACCTTTCCTTGCGTATAATGTTTGGGTCGATTAACGTTATCATTCATTATTATCAATTATCTCAGGTGCTTTAACATTAATACCAATGACTGAAGGCTTATCTGACTCTTCAGGATTGTCTAATAAACCACTTGCTTTAGCAAGTAAGCGCAATGTTTGCACTTTATCCCATAGTTCAATCTCAATCTCGCCTGTCTTTGGGTTTGTTTTAATTCGTTTGATTGCTTGCATCGCATGTTCAGGAATGTCTTTACTTGCTTTGACTTGAACATTACCTTGTTCATCCCACTCCATAATATCTGACAACTTGGTATTTGCCATACAAAGAAGACTGTAAGCTACAGCCTCCTTGTTGGCAGCAATAGTAGTAGACCGTTCCAAGTTCTTTTGCAAGGATCTCACACCACCATACCCAGCTAAACTTGGAATCGGCTTACTCTTATTTTTTATTTCACTCATTAAAAGGGTAAATCGTCCTCAATTTCGTTAATGGATTCAGCCATAATCGTATTCGTTGACTGCGTATTATGTACTGGTGCTTGACCTGTGTTGGTCTGCGCCACAGGATTACCAATTCGGATTGTGCGAAAGCCTTCTCCGTCTTGTTTTTGTTTATCCCATACATCTACCCAATGTTCAGTTCCATCGGGTAATAAGATTTTACCACGATAATCTGCATGCCAGTCTTCTGTTTTACGATCATTGATCCATGCACTACCATTACCAGGTTTTGGTTCGTATTTATTTTCAGCCATTAATGTATCTCCTTATTTTCTGATTTTGAATTTACAATTTCATTTACCATATCAATAAGAGCATTAATCAAGCCATACACTTTTGCTTGTGCTGCAGGACTAATCTCTTTACGTAGATTGAGATCAACTTTATGCCCAATGCCTTTATCTTCAATAGTTAAGTTTTTAATTGTGTTCATATACATCTCCTTAGTTTTCATATAAATAAACAACGGCTTTACCACCGTCAACTTGCTCGCCTCTAGCAATCTCAATGTAGTCAATCTGACTATCATCGTCATACATCCCCGCCTTCATCAATGCATCTAAAATTGCTTTCAGTGTATTATCCAAGTCAAACTTACGTTTGGATCTCGGATGAATCATAACGCTTATTGCTACTCTTTTATCTCCAAAAGTCGAAAAATTTGAATTTTTAACTATAAGAGATACCTCTTTCGTAAACTGTTGCCCCTCTGGACTAATATACCTACGGTGTCCATTGGCCCTCCAATAGTTATTTACACTCGGTGGGTAAGGAAGCTCTAGTTTAACGCTTGGGTTCATTTCCCGTACTGAGCCTTAATGGCTTCGTTAATAAGCCTAGCTTTATTCTTTTCTAGTTCTTTAGAAGCTTTAGCTAATAGCTCTACACTTTCGGGAGTTAATCTTACTAAAAATGGTTTTAAATCAGTCATTATGAATTCTCCAATAGTCTTCTTGATTCTCTTAATCTATCTTCATAATCAAGTTGGTAATGTAGATAATAATCGTTCATGTCTTCAAATGTTTTGTAAAAACGCCAATCTTTCATATCTTTAATATGGACAACAATACTATTTGTTTCTTCACCATCTAAAAATGAAAATAACTGACAAATGAACACCTCATCAGTCACCTGACCTTCAATACATCCTTGGTTATGAACTTCTAATCGCCCAGTTGCATCATCCAATATGTATGAATGAAAATACTGACCAATTAATTTTTGTTCTTTAAAATCTTTACTCATATAAGTCTCCTACGTATTTAGTTTGAATTTGTTTCTTTTTACTAGCTTTTCTCTTTTGTTTACTTTTTGCAATTAATTCTTGGTCTTCTCGAATCATTTTGCAAAGATGTAAATACTGTTTTGCGCTCATTTCTTTATACGGTGTATTGTCATAACCCTCTGTCATTTTCCAATACCCATCTTTGCGTGTATATTTGTAATCTAAATATTTGCCATCATTAAACTCATTACATAACATGATGTACACTTCTCGCATTGTCATTTCTTTTTAGGTTTACCAAAAATCCTGTCAAAGTTCTCTTCAAACTTTTTGCGATCTACAGGTCTAGGAACACTACCTTTTCCACCATCACTCATTTGATCTCCTTCTTAACTAAATTTTCAGGTAAGTAAATATAATCTTCCATTAAACAAATTGAAGACTGATGCAATGGATAATGCTCTTTTTGATATTTGTTTGCTTCAGCACAGTTTGTAAAATGTCCTACATACTCCGGATTGTTATAATCGTTAAATAAATATACAACCAACACAAACTCAAACATATTAATCTCCTTGGTAATTATCGATTCGATTAACGTTTAGTATATGTTTTATGTCTTCATTATCCAACATGTATTCTTTGACATCATCCCACTTCACATGACTGTCATAAACAATACGCCTTAAATTACCACGAATCCCAGGATAAGCAGATCGTGGTCTTGCTTCTACATACTTTAATGCTTCTAGTTTTTTAAGATGGTATTGAATGTTAGAGGGAGTACAACCTAAATCTTGCGCAAGTCTACGTATCCCAACAATAGAGAAACCTTGTTTGTTACAATAAGCTGCTAAGATTGCTAACACTCTAATGTTTCCATTTGTTACCTTCTTATCTTTTATTGCTTCAAATGGTAATACTACAAAATGCCTGTGATCTTCATTTCTAAACTTCTTAATCTTAATGCTTTCAGGTATTTTATATTCCATGTAATACAAGTATATCTAATAAAGATATCTAGTCAATACGTTATAAGTAAAATAAATCAAAAGGCTATAGAAATCTCTTTGGTTTATAGTACAATGAATATACGGGGCCATGACCTAGCCCTCCTGTCGGTAGATGTGACCAAGGGAATAAACGGACTTAATGTCACCGGGTGAAACTGGAAGTAGACAGTAGATACTAACAATATCTATATGAACGATAAACGAGAACATCCTCAGATTCTGTGTTTTTTATACAGGTTTGGTTCTATACAGTAATATATGTCCGAACACAGTTAGTCAAAAGGACTTGTGTTCATACTCAATAATCATTTTTTTATAAAAAAAATAAAAGACTATGTCCGAACAACAATCGCCATGTACATACCAATGTCGTTTAGAGTCTATAGACAATGAACAGATATGTATCTCTTGTGGTCGACTTAGAGATGAAATTGTTAATTGGCGAGAATATGACAATAATCAAAAACAAATTGTGTTTCAGCTATCTAATAAACGACTTTTAGAAAAACTAGC